TTAGTGCAGGGTCTCTAGGTTGTGGCCCTTGTGGTATCGGTAATATCTGTTCAACATCTTTGACACCAAGTGCAGTATACATTCTTCTGTAAGCCTCGTATAGATTATGGATTTGTGGATTAGATTGTGCAAGTTGCAACTGATTTTGTGCTAGTGTCACCCTTTGTGACATAGAAAATATATTTGGATCCGATACAGGTAAAATATCTATGGCATCTCCAAAGTCTAAAACTTTTATTTCTCTTGGTCCACCAGCTACATTGTAAGGATATATAGGTGGTAAGACTTGCTGAAATATTTTTGCTAATAAATTAAATTCTTTTTTCTGTGCGTAATGTAATCTTTTGTGAACAGCGGACATAACTTTTGTCCCTCGTTCCATTAATGCCATGGTTGTGCCAACAGGTGTTTGTGAACTACCTATTTCTGACAATTGCATATCTGCGACAGCAGCAAATTGTTTACCAGCGTCTACACAAAAACCTAATAATGCGAATAATGTTTGATCAGGACCCTTATAAGGCAAAGGCATAAGAGCTTCTCTTATGACACCGTTAGGTGCATCTACATCTCTAAACTCACCTGGTTGTAAAGGTTGATCGTCATCTCGTATTCTTAGTCCTCTAGATTTAAAACCTGCAGGTAGATTAGACAAGGTTCCTGCATCCAGTAATTGTCTTAGTGCAGTAGTGGCAGTTCTTGTCAAGCCGCCAATCATGTGAATTAAACCAAAGCCATAAAATCCTAAACCAGGTAAAAACTTGTAATGAACGAAATACTCATTCTTTTTTCTGAGCATATCTTCTTGATTATAATTTCTATAAACAGATAAAACCTTATTAGACCCACGATCTATGGTTACGATATAAGGTAATTTTATGCCTGATGGCTGATTATCTTTGGGATTAATATCTTCATAACCCTCTAAATCTAAGTCAATGTGCATTTCGAGAAGTTCAGTCATATCATCAGAGCTGTAATCGTTAGGTCTCTCACCATCAATCTCATTCTTTTTTTCTTGTATGTCTGAAGCCTCATAGCCTTCGTAAGAGGTAAGATCTATGTCTCTGTAAAATCCTGATATTTGTTTTTTTCTTAAGTCGTTTTGCGATAGCTTTACAATTTGAGTAATGCGATCACAACTGTCTAGGTCTGATGCACCGTAAGGCACAATGACATCTTCTGCAGGTATAAACTTAGATGTGGCTCTACCTAGAACTTCATCAAAATATATTTTTTTAAATGAGCTACCTGATAAAGGTAATTGAAATAACAGTTGATCCATCTCTGGGTTATAGTCTTCCATAACATGAGTTATTTCATAGTTCATGTAATCTTTTACACGTTCTGCTGCTTGTTGTAATTTATCGTTGTTAGCACCTACAACTTGAGTTCTTACAGGCCCATCGCTTGGTAATAATTCAACATAAGCCATGGCTTGAAACTGTGTAACAGCTTGAGCTAACATAGGGTGATTAACACTAGATGCACCCCTGAAAGGTCGAGTGCGTTCTTCATATTTAAAACCTAAAAGATCTAAGCCTTTAGTATAACCTTGCTCCCACTCTTCTCTAGAGCTTTTGTCGTTTTCGAATTTTTCTAGTAATTCATTTGACAAGGATTGCAAGTAACCCTCTTCTAAAACCTCTGCTAAGTTTGTTAAAAAGCCAACCTCTTGTGTTTGTTCTTCTTCGCCGACAGTAGCACCGCCGTCATCCATTATCTCAACGTCCGGTGTTTCATCAGTTTGAACTAAGTCAACAGTGGTTCCAACATCTTCTGCTAATAAATCTTCGCCACCACCGGGGCCAACTGTCTTTGCATCACGTGCTAAATAAGGCACGTCTGCAGTGCTATCAAATTTTTCTGCCATCAATAATCACCATAAATATCTGTAATTGAAACTAACCTATCATCTGGCATAATGCCACCTTTCTTTTTCTTAAACAAGTACATTGGCTTGTCTTTGTTACTTTCAGGTAAAACTAATACATTCATTTTAACTCTTTGAGGATTATATTCCTCAATAATGATAGTTGCATTTTCTGCTCTATCTGCATCGCCTAAAGGCACAAGGTCGAATTTTTGATCTACCACATCGCCTTGTTTAACATTTACAAAAAATTCCATTGTCTGGTCAGGTGCAATCTCTCTTCTAAAAACTACCTCATTAGGTCCGTAGTCTTTTGCCACTCTTAATATTTCTTCGTTAAGAAAAGCATTTAAACCTTCTGGCGGTTTAGTAGGACCTAAATCCTCTCTTCTGATTGTTACACTTGGATCAATATCTGTTTCTTTTAATACTTGAAATTCACCATCAACATTTTTATTTAAAAATCTTAATCCTAATTCACCTTTGGTGGTATCGAGTATAAATTCTTCTTCTACAGTGCCGCCATATTTTTTTGCTATATTTTTAAGTTGTTGAACACCAACCTTGTCATAAAGGTTTCTAAACTTTCTTTTTGCCTCGTCACCCTCTTTACTCCATCTTGTATTAGCTCCAACATCTGCAGGCATAATAGCAATTTTATTGATGCCTCTATTCTCCGCATCTTTGATAACCGCTTTTATTATTGCATCTACATAATCTGCTTGAGTATTTAGAGGTGTTGGTGGAAATGTTTTAACATTCTTCATACTCACATAACTATCCTCACCGCCAATATACCTTAACAAATTTTGACGATCAGAAATGTCGGGTATTTGTACACCCTCACTTAATTTTTCATAATCACTCGTTCTATTTAAATCTAAAAGAGCATCTAATACTTGTTTTTGATCTTGCTCTAATTTATTAATCTGCATAAGAAACTCTGGGTTCTCTCGTCTTACACCCTGCATTGACAAGTCATTAATGTTTTTTTGTATGTCTTGTAATTGTTTATTATAGACTGGTATCAAGTCAGCAGCTGCAATATTAGGGTATGGTTTAATTAATTTACTTTCTTGTAATTTTAAAAGTTTTGGTAGTTTACTATCTATCTCATTTAATCTTTCTGTAATATTTTGCCTATCATATTCATTATTAACCTGGGGTAACCTTTGTTCTAATTTTGTTTTATCCGCCGTCAATCTTTGCACCTCTGCATCTAACAATTCTTGTTCTTTTCTTACTTGCGTTAGATAATCTGTTTGCATTTCTTGTATAACAGCAACATTATCTCCTGCAGAATTTTTATATGTGCCTACTCTGCCAAAGGCTAAGACATTTTTTTCTGCGAAGTGTGAGCTGTTCACAAACTCTTCACCTTCTTTTTGACCAGGTAATCTACCAGCCTCTATTACTACTTCTCTATAATCTTCACCCGCTTTATCCATTCTAGCTGATCCTACATTTTTATGCCTTGGTTTACCCATATAACTGTCATAAGCGGGATCACCTGTTTCAGAACCTTTAATTCTAATTTTAAGATTCGATATAGGATTGTCTTCTAAAAAATCCACCAATTTTTGTTTTGATATTTTTTGATTTGGAAAAAATTTTTCAAAGTCTGCTAAATACTGAAATAGTCCAGAGTCTAATAGTTCTGCTTTTGGTGCTGCAGCTCCACCTTGTAACTCATTAATCCAATCTTGTGGTCTAGCTGCTTGGGTTTTTGAATTTGTAATTTTTTCAAAAGTAAAAGATTGTAGAGGAAAATCACTTTTTGAAACAGGTGATACAGATATTTGGCCCTCAGGAGGTTTACCAACTTTTTTTGGAGAAAAGACACCAAACGCTTCACCTAATCCTTTGAATATTTTTGGTATATTTAGTGCTTGTAAATTACCTGACTCAACAGCTTGATCAAAAGCACTGATACCCTCAATACCTGGGTCAGGTGTAAAGTCTTGTTTGTTCATATTCTCTGTAAAGTTCTGACCACCTATGGCCATCTGCACACCACCACGTTTTAACCCTTTAATATATCCCGCCTCATTTTTAAAAACATCAACAGGTATGTTATTTTCTACGGCATAATCTAATTGATCCTTCATTGCTTTTTTAAATAGTGCAACTCTAACATCATTGGGTATGGCCTTCATATCTGCGACACCAAACAGTTCTGAAACTTTCTTGCCACCTTTACCCTCACGCACAGGAACAATTGTTCTGATGGCTCTATTTTTATAGATATTATCTATTGCTCTATCAATAGCAGTTAAAAACTCTAATTGTGTTTTGCCTTTAAAACTATTTAAGTCTATGTTTGCACCCTTTTGATTTAATAAACCAACCAAATCTTCAGAAACGAAGTCTAATCTATCTTTCGGAATAATATATTCTCCTGCCTTATTTCTATTTTTTGTAGTCAAAGAAAAAGGCATGTTAGATGCTTTCTCTTGTAAAGTTTTGTTAACTCTAAGATCAGCTAATTTATTAATTGTAGGATCTAATTTTACCTGTAAATTATTATATGCTTGAAATGATGGATTTATAAATTCAGGCTCTGTTCCCTGATCAAGAAATCTTCCAACCTTTTTTAGTCTACCCTTACCCTCTACTCTCGTAACAAACAAAGGTGTGTCGTGAGCTTTATCAACTTTGACGAGTTTCAGATCTAATTGACGACCACTTGAATCTAATAAGTATTTTCTGTACTCCGGTATGTTACCTAACTCTTCTAAAAACTCTCTGGTTTCTTTTTGCATTGCCAATCTTTCACCCTCAAGATTAATAAAG